GTGGGCAAGCTCCCGCAAATTCGCGATTTTTCATTTCAAAAAACAACTTAGCATTTATCCTACCGTAGGTATAAACTAAAAAAATACTAAATAAATACTAAATTATGCTAAAATGCTAAATAAATACTAAATTCAAGGGATAGCATGATACATCTCAAAATAAACTTCCCAACGCTTATGGATATTATCAAAGAGAACGACCCAGAGCTTCATAGAGCAGTTTTCATAAGAGCAGCAAACGATGTAATTTTACGCTCAATCCCAAAACTAAATACTCAAATAAAACGCAAGTGGAATTTAGTAATGACACCAAGAGGTAAGTATAGTTGGGTAGTTGCTTCTGCTCTTGATAAAACTTCAAGCACAGCTGGCGGTAATGTTAATTTTATGGGTGCAAGTGTTAGCAAGCCTTTAATCGTAATTAGAATGGACGGCTCACCAATTAATGATATGAGATTTAACTATTCACTAGCAGCCGAAGTTAAAGCAGCGATGGGATTGAAAAAACAAGCACGAATAATTAAGAGAATGGATAAGCTCGATAAAAAAGAATTAGTAAGACCAAGAGTTAAGATTTTAAAAAGAGGAAGTGCTACGACTTTGTATAAGGCTTTCTACGCAACAATGCCAAATGGTCATGCTGGTATTTGGAGAAGAAAAGATAAGAAACAAATTATAGAACTTCGTACAATTACTTTAGCTTCCATGTTGGCACAAGTAAATTATGATGAATTACTAGATAAACATTTTCAAGAAAACATGACAAAAAGATACGACCACTATTTATTACTTGCTTTAAAACAAAAAATGAGAGGATAATATGGCTGACCTACTGACGCAAGCCGAGATGATTAAGAAATTAAACAAACGGCTGCCAAAAGAATTAATGCCTCGTTCTGGCAAAATAACATCTGCAAACTTTTCCATGAAACTTAGAGATGGCAAATTTACTCACTCCGATATGAAAGGTGCATCAAAACTTTATGACTGGGATAGTGTAGCACCTGCTTTTGGAATACAAATAGAAAGCAAAGCTAAAACCGCCGTTAAAGCAAAAGCAAGAGTTGAGGTTATAAAAGAACAACTTGGAATAAGCGAAACCACCATAGATGACGCTAAAGAACAATCTATGATGGAAGAGTTTTTGGAAACCCTAAAAGAGAGATTAGGAAGAGCTACAACATCAAAGCAAGAAATAGAAATTGAAAAGATGAGCTATGAAGCATTGACTAAACAACTAGAAGCTAGGAAGCGTCTTGAAGAACTTATTGAGGTGGAGGACGCTAATGCTACGATTGAATATATCCTAAGCAATGTAAAATCAAAATTCTATGAACTTCCAGCAAAATTAAAGACAAGATTTCCGCACATAAAAGATACAGAAATAACCGAAATACATAGCATAATAGATGATATTTTTAGGGATTTAAGTACCGATGTCTTTTAATCGCCAACAACAAGCCATAATAGATTTTTCTAGGCACATACTCCGACCGAAGCCAAAACTAACTGGTACAGAGTTCGCAAATGAAAAATTCCAACTATCACCAGAGTCCAGTAGTGAAGCTGGGCGTATGACCTTGCACCCATACCAAGAAGAGCCGATAAATTGTATGACCGACCAACATACCGAGTTTGTTACTTTCCAAAAGTCTGCAAGGGTTGGATACTCTATTTCTCTTAACATAACAACCGCATATTTCATTACACAAGACCCATGCTCTATTCTATTTGCACAACCTACCGATGATGAGGCTTATGGATATGCTACCGACTCTATTGAGCCAATGATAAGAGATAATCCTGATGTATCTACGGCAATCGGAAGTAAACCTATCAGAGGTAAAGCCAAAAAAGAAAAAACCGTTAAGAAACTATATGCAGGCGGTATTCTTGAAATAGTAGGAGCGCACTCACCTAAAAATTTTAGAAGAAGAACGGTTAGAGTAGCGGTAGGTGATGAGATAGATGGTTGGGAGATTGGTGCAGGAGATGAGGGTGACCAAATCAAGCTTATGACCAAAAGAACAAATGACTTTTATAACAGAAAAGTTATTGTTGGCTCTACACCTACAACTTTACAAAAATCTCGTATAGTAAAAGAATATGAAAAAGGCGACCAAAGAAAACGCCATCTACCTTGTCCTTTTTGTGGTGAATATCATACTTTGGAGTTTGAGAATTTAAAATACGAGAAAGATGAAAATGGCGAAGTAATAGACGAAAGTGTAGGGTTTGCTTGTCCTAAGTGCGGAGTAATATATAATCAAAGCTATCATAAAGAGATGGATATAAATGGCAAATGGATAGCTAAAAAGCCATTTAAAGGTCATGCGTCTTTCTTTATTTGGGCTGCATATTCCTATAGTGCAAAATCAACATGGGTACACATAGCTAAGGAGTATGAAGAAGCTAAAAGCGACCCTATCTTAATGCAACCGTTTGTGAATACAGTTTTAGGATTGCCTTATGAGGATAACAAAGAAACTCTAACGCCATCACATATCATGAAAAAGAAAGAAGATTATGAACATGAAGTACCAAAAAATGTAAGAGTGCTTACAATGGGCGTGGATACTCAAAATGACCGTCTTGAGTGGGAGATAGTTGGTTGGGGAGTAGGACATGAGAGTTGGAAGATAGATAGAGGTATTATCTATGGTGACCCTGCACAACAAGCAGTATGGACTGAACTTGAAAACATAATCGAGAACAATGAATATGAACACCCACACGCTAAAATGAAAGTATATGCAACTGGGATAGATAGTGGTGGTGGTCGTACAACTCATGTTTACGCTTTTACCAATCCTAGATTACACCGTAGAGTTTATGCACTTAAAGGCGCAAGCACGATAGATGCACCAGAGGTTACACGCAGAATAAATAGAGATGTAAACCATAAGCACTATGGTACGACTTTCTTTATGGTTGGCGTAAATAGAATAAAAGACCTAGTATGGACTGGACTAGAGATGGAGTCAAGAGGTAATTGGTATATTCACTTTCCTAGAAAACCAATGTATGACAAAGATTATTTCTCTCAAATAGTAGCGGAGTATAAAACCGACAAAGGCAGATGGGAGATAAGAATAAAAGGCGGAAGAAACGAAGCTTTTGATATAAGCGTTTCCAATTACGCTGCACTACGCATTGCAGGAGTAGATTTGGCAAGATTAGAGCGTGACAACAAAATATTAACCGCAAATGTTAGTAGATTAAAGAAAAAGAGTGGAACGAGAGAGCTTTCGTCTGGAATTTAAAATAATTCAAAAAAAATACTTAGAAAATTATAAAACAATATGTTATAATTACACATAAGACCTGTAACAAGGCAATAGTAACTGTTATTTAAACGCATAACAAACTGTTTCTTTTATAGGTCATCTGTTCAAGGAGAATTAGATGGCTTTTGACTTTACTTATGCTACAGCAGATGAAATTGCTACTGAACTAAGCAAATACTCCGTTGAACGCAGACTTCTACAATATAAAATCACAGAAGAAGAAATATTAACCATTGGTCAAGAGAATTGGAATGGTGATAAGAAGAATTATCAAGCCCAACTTCAATTCATAAGAGCAGGTATAGCTGAATGTGAAAAGCAAATAGCTACTAAAAAACTAGCTAGTAAATGTCCTATAAAGTCTTGTGATGTCAGTTTTTACTAATTTTTTCAGCAATGATGGTGTTTACACCTTGCCAGAGGCTTCGGCAAAAAAATCAAGTCCAGACACAGCTATTATAGGGCAATTAGATGAGCTTGCTGCACATACGATTGAACTATATCATACAAACTCATTAGCTAGCGGTGCAATAGAAACGGTTACATTAAATACCGTAGCTACTGGTTTAAAACTACAATCAAAAATCAATTATAAGTATCTTGGGTTAAGTGAAGAACAAGCCATAGAAATGCAAGCTAAGATTGAAAATGTCTTTAATATGGTCGCAAACTCTACATATCTCGATATCATGGGCTTAAATGACTTCAAGCAAATGCAAGAAATAGCACATAGAACAATGAAAATGACTGGCGGAACGCTAGTTTTATTCCCAACGGTAGAGAATGACGCTAATTTCAAGCTAAAAATTAAGCTTTTAGAAGCTCAACACCTAGTAAACCAAGACAATAAAGCCGATACAGAACTCATCGCAGGTGGCGTAGAAATAGACAAATATGGTGCAGTTTCCAAGTATCATATTCTTAAAAATCACCCAAATGGATATATAGCTAAGAAAGAATGGGCAATTATCCCACGAAAAAGTGGTTTAAAATACAATGTTTTACACCTATACGAGCAAAAAAGAGCAGGACAAAGACGAGGAATACCATATATTGCTTCTGTGCTTGATATATTTAGAAAAATAAATGATTATTCAGAAGCAGAACTTGACGCAGCCATCTTAAACGCTAGATTTGCTGGATTTGTTTGGAATGAAAATCCTCCTCTTGTTGAAGATGACGAAACTACAACGCCAGAGCCTATGACTATTAAAAAAGGCAATCTAATCCAACTACAACAAGGTTGGAAGATAAATTTTGCTGACCCTGCTCGTCCAAATGTCAATTTTGCTACATTCCTAGAGGGTCAAATCAAAATGATGTGTATAGGACTTCATATCCCATACGAATTGTTTATGAAGCATTTTGAAGCTTCATATTCTGCTTCTCGTGGAGCTATCATTGAGGGTAAAAAATATTTCTATTCTCAAAGATATGACTTAGCTACTATGTTTTGCCAACCAGTCTTTGAAAATGTTATCTTGCAATTTGTCCTAGATGGAACTTTGGACTTGGCAGGTTTCTTAACAGACCCATTGGCAAGATTAGCTTGGCTTGGAACTGAATGGGTTGGCGATGTTCAAGAGGAACTTGACCCACTCAAAGCGGTCAATGCTGCCGAAGCTAGAGTGAAAAGCGGATTTAGCACTAGAGATAGAGAAGCCAAACAAATCAATGGTACAGACTTTGGTAGAAATATTGAAACGGCTAATGATGAAACTGCTAGATTAGAAAATAGTGGTTTACCATATATAGGAACTAATAAAAAGGAGGTTGTAAGTGGCAAATAAATGCAGACTAGGACAAACTTGTTATGTTGATAAAAATGGAATAGATTTAGAAAATAAAACTGTACCAGTTATTTTGTCAGATGAGAGTTTGGTTACAAGATATAGTTTTGATGACGGTGTATATTATATCACATTATTGCATGGCGAAGAAAATGTAGATTTAAGTAGAAAAGATATTCTTTCTCTTTTTGTAAATCACGATACAAGAGAATTACCAATAGGGAGATTTGATAATGTTCGCATAGAGGATAAAAAGCTTAAAGCTCTTGCAATGTTTGATGAAGAAGATGAGGACTCCATGAAAATATTTAATAAGTTAGCCAAAGGCTTCTTGCAATCGTTTAGCGTTGGTATTGAAGTGCTTGATAGAGTTTTAGTCAAAGAGGAAAAGGGCGTAAAACATTATGATGTAACTAAGTGGAGTTTAAATGAAGCAAGCTTAGTAGGTGTACCTGCAATCCCAAATGCAAAAGTAGGCATGGAACACATCTCGGTAGCTATACCGACTGCCGAAGGCGATAAACTAGCAAATTCAGAACAAAGGAATAGTATGGAGTTTTCACAAGAAAATTTTGACAAACTATTATCTGAAACTTCTAACCTAAAAGCTGAACTTGAAACGGTTAAGCAAGAGGCTAAGGATAGCAAGATAGTAGGACAAGAGGTGCTTAACCAAGCTAAAGCCGAAGAAGCTAAACGCATACAAGATGTTTCAGCCATTATACCAATGGCATATAAAAACAACGCTGATGTTCAAGCAAAACTTTTTGATACTACTGTATCTGCAAATGACATGAAAGCATTTCTTTTTGACTTGTCTAATCAAGACATAGAAAATGAAAAAAAGAAAGTAGGCGAAGAAGCTAAAGAGGCAAACGATGAAATGTTATCAATAAACGATAGTTCTACTGTTGATAATAAAAAAGACGAAGCTCACGATGAAAATCTTATGGCTTACGCAAAACAATATAAAGGGAGTATAAAATAATGGCTGAATTATCAAATATAGATTACACAGTTGATAATCTAATAGTAGGTACTAAAAAGCTTATTACCGTTAGAGATTTACAACTTGAAGCAGGACAATCAGTAGTTAGAGGGGAAGTTCTTGCAAAAGGTACGACAGGACTTGTAGCACTAGCAGCAATAACTGATACACCTTATTGTGTAGCACTAGAAACTATTGACGCTACTTCTGCGGCAGCGGATATTGCATATACATACGATGGAGCTGTCCTAGAAAGCGAATTGACTTATGGTGCAGGTACTATTGCAGACTTTAGAGATAAATTTGTAACAGAAACAAGATTAATTGTGGTAGAGGGGTAAAATATGGCATTAGTTAAAAATAAAAAATCATTCATTAGTGCAGTTTCAACTATTGTTGGTGCTGATATGGGTATTCAAGACCTTTTGTTTCCAAAGGCAAGACCTAGAAACACAAAGCTTATCGAGTACGATTATGCAACAATTGAAGGTGCGTCTGCTGATTATCATTCATTTGCTGAAACTGCTAAGGTTGTAGAAAAAGATGGTAAAAGTGTAATTATTCTTGCACCTCTTAATTTCAATGAGTCAATTTCTAAAGATGAAATTTACGCAAATGCGTCAAAATTTGGCGAAAACGAATATGGCGATGGCACTATTGATGCTGTTACAGAGTCTGCTCTTAATGGTGTTGCTAAACTATCCCTTAGAGCTTTAATTGGTACTAAAAGAGCAATCTATCAAGCACTAACTACTCATAAAATTGCTGGCGGTTACAAAGGCAAAGACGGTGCGGAAGATATTGTTTTCAATACACCTGCTGCTAATATTAAAGTTCTTACAAATACAGCACCAGAGCTATATTGGGATAATGCAAGTGCAACTCCACTAGATAATCTATATGCTGCATACGAAAGTATGATTGTAAAACCTACTATGGCGGTAATGAACTCTGCTCTTTATTCATATTTCTATGATAATGCACAAATTAGAACAGCAGATAATACAAGTTCAGGCTTGAAGAAAAACTATACTCTTAACGAGGGCAGAAATGCAGAAGGTGATTTCTTCAAAGCTGGTACAGTTCAATACAAAGACATGATGCTTGACATTTATGTTGAAAGAGGAACTTACAAAGACTCTGCTGGAACAGATACTCAATTCTTAACAGATGGTTTTGTGGTATTGGCTTCAAGAGGAAACGGTACTACAGAGTTTGGTGGTATTCCTGTTGCAAAACAAGGAGAAGGCGTTGTAAATATCTCTGCTGAATTTGATGTACAAGAAATTGTTACTCAAAACCCACCAGTACACGAGCTTGTGCATAGAACAGCACCGTTGCCATTGCTTAAAAACGGAAATGCTTTCTACTCAATGAAAGTAACAGCGTAATAGCAGTAAACGGACAAAGGACACATAATGAAAGTTAAACTAAATGTCAAATACGGCAAGAATATGCCGAGTGACATAATTGAACTAGACGAAAAAAAAGCTACTTATCTAATTGATAATGGGTTTGCAGTAGAAGCCAAAGGTGCTACTACTCCAACAAACGATAATGTATCCAATGAAGATATTATTGACTCATTGGATTTAACGGAAGATGAGAAGCTATATCTACTTGATAATCTTGGAGATTTAGCTTTGGCAACTAAAAAAGATGGCACTTTAACGGCTAAATCTGAAAAAGATGTCGAAGCTATTTTAGCAGGGCTTGGAGAGTAAATGTCAATATCTAAAGTCCTCCAAGCAACCTACAATAGTAGATTTTGTGATACATACACATACGAGGGCAATAGTATATTTGGCATGAGCGATAATAGTATCGAAGTTGATAACAATCGACAGAGAGCTATTAAAGTTCAATCTTCTGACATAACAACAACAAAAGACACAAATGGTGTTGAGCAATTATCAACAAAAGAAATATCATTAGGTACGGATACTTTCAAAATTATCACATGGCAATATCATGGAAATAAGAGAGAGGAAATTATCCTAGTGCTAGAGGGAGATGGTCGTGGAAATTAATACTATTATTACAACAATAGAAACTAAGTTTTCAGATTTAGGAGTGGATGCACAAGCTACACTTTTAGAAGTTAGTGAAGATTTGATTTTAACCATTGGTTGTGTAATAGACCCTAGTTTGCTAACCTACTCAATCCTAGAGGGCGTTAAAGCTTTCAATGATGACGCTACCACATGGATAAACTTTCATGGCGGTAAAATCATTACTGTTGGTGATGCTCCGCTATTTATGTTAATGTTTAGTGCAAATCAATGTAATGGAGGTCTATAATGGCTGATGAAAAAAAAGAGGTGACACCAAAGATACCATCTAAGTATGTAGTGGTTGTCAAAGATAATCGAGAACTAGAAGTGCCGAGAAGCACATTAGTTGCTTGGATTAAAAACGGATATAAGGAGAAATAATGGCATTAGGCACTAGATTTATAAAAGCCGATTTTGGTGCAAAAGTATTAATCCAGACAGTTGCTGGAACATACATCGCACCTACAAAAATACTATGCCTGGAAAAAGGTAAAGCACCGTTACCTACGATTGAGTATAGCACATATACTTGTATGCCTATGGACGATGCAGAGTATGATATTGTTTTAAATGCAGATAATTCAAATGTAAAAATCTCTTGGGATTTAGCATTGCCTTTGAACGCATCTCTAGGTGGTGTAGAAGATTTAATGATTGCTTGTGGCATGGAGAAAACCGATGTAACAGGCACATTGCACTTTGCACCTCTATATGATATGAGTGCTACGATAGGAGCTTCTATTGAGGTAACAACTAAGCGTAGAACTTATCAAATTAGAGATGTTAAAGGTACATTCACGATTGATGTAAATGCTTCTGATATGGTACGAATTAAATTTGAGTTGAATGGTACACTAAACGCTGCACCTGTGGAGCTTTCATCGGCGACAGCGGATAATACAATTCCAACAAACTATTTGGCAGTAACAGATGTTGCATGGGGCAAAAAATCATGCGGACTTACCATCGGAGGGAATACAGTATGGGCGAAATCAGCAACCTTAGATTTAGGTCGTCAAATTCAAACAGAAGATACATTTTGTGGTAATGTAGTTGTAGATAGTGGAATGAAGCCAACGGCTAAAGTTACACTAAAAATGACAGAGCAAAACGAAGCACCAATTTCTGATATGAAAAATGGTACTCAATATGCGGTAGTAATACCTGCTTATAATAGTGCTGGTGTTGCAAAGTTTAGTATTTCAGTTCCTGTAGGGCAAGTATCAACTCCCGATAGTGAAACCGATACAAATGGATACTGGGATGTAGAGAGAACTTTCTCTGCTAGAAAAACAGCTGGCGATGATAACTTCGATTTAGTTTTCACAGCATAATTTTTGGAGGGTCTTTGTGCCTTTGTACCCTCCAGCTATAGGTAAAACACAAGGCAAAAAAATACAAAGGAATTACAAATGGCACAGAAAAAAATAAAAGTAAACGCAACGCTTGAGCTTGATGATATTCAATATAATATCAGCATAGCACCGATGGCTAAAAAAAATGCAAAAAAAATACAAAAAGATTTCGAAAAACAAAAAGAGGACTCAAAGCCTTTTTTGAAGATTGAAAAAGAGTTATCACAAATTCGTGAAGATATTGATAGTCTTGATAAAAGATATTCGATGTTGGAGAAAATGGGCGAAAATGCTAAGTGTCTTGAGCTTCTCGACAAAAAAGATGAGCTTGTAAAACAAGAAAGAACTTTATCAGAGCAAATAGAAGATGGTTTGACATCTACTATGGAAAAGCACTATGAAGCAGAAGAAAAAATGTATGAAAATATGTTTAACGAAATGGTTTCTGGCGAAGATGCCGAAAAACTAAAAGCTTATGTTTCTAACTACTCATTTAAAATGGCAGTAGGACAAGTCTTAGAAGTTTATGAAGAAGAAATCAAGGGAAAGTCAATCTAGTTGCTGACTTTATCCTACAAGGGATAAGACAAGGCAAACAAGTTGGCATAGAAGAATATGCCGAAAAAGAGTATCTAAAAGGATTAGGAGTAGTCTTTTTAGAAGATGAAATAGATTTTTTACTACTAAAAATTCTACAATACTCAAGGGTAAGTGGGCTTGGCTCATCTGAAATTAACAGCGAGATTGTTTTCAGATATGCTAAAGATAGAGATTTAGACGAATTACAGCTCTTTGAGTTGGTACAGCAAATTAATTGGAGAGTAAATGAGTACAACACAAAAAGTCCACAAGATTAGCCTTATTGTAGATGCACAAACAAAACAATTAAGAAGCGTATCCAACGACTTCAAGAGCTTAGAAAGAGATATTGCAAGAGTAACTGGCAAGGTAGATGTCCTAGCCACTACTTTCAAAGCTTCTCAATCTAAAATGCAACAATCAATTCGTGCAACGGCAAATGCTTCAAAAGAGTCAACAACCTCGTCAATAAATGGTTTTGTAAGACACATTAGACAAGTTGAGTCATTTGTGGTCGCACTATACGCACTTAAAACAGCCTATGACCTCACTTTAGGAAGAGGTTTTGAGTTTAATAAGATGGTTGAGAACGAAACTATAGGGTTTAAACTTCTTATAGCTCAAAATATGGCTGCGGTGGATAGCAAAGGCAATCTACTAACAGCTACCCAAAAATTTACACTTGCACAAGGTGAAGCCAACAAAGCATTAAAAATTGCAAGAGAAATAAATATCGAAACTCCACAAACTCTTGGTGAAACAATCCAAATTATGAAATTACTAACACCACAAGTTTTAAAATATGGCGGAACACTAAAAGATACTGGTGAAATTACAAAAAACATAGCAATATCATCAAAGGCTATGGGGGTAGAGTTCCAAGAGCTATTAAAAACTGTTGATAGTGTTATGACAGGCGAGTCTAAAGAAAGTGGACTACAGAGAGCTATGGGGCAATTTGGTATCACGAATGAACTAATTAAGAAAACCGTAGCAGAGGGCGGAAGTGTTGTAGAACTATTTAAAGATAAGTTAAAAGGTGCTGCCGTTGCTGGAGTTGAGTTGGCTGATAGCTGGGATGGTATATCAAGTAACTTCATCAATGAGTGGGATAGTATGCTAGCAGAAGCAGAAAAACCTATATTTGAATATTGGAAACGCTCCTTAAAAGACATAACAAATTTCTTTATCATCAATGGAAAAGAAATAGTAAGTGACCTTATGACTATTAGTAGTGCGGTATGGGAAGTCGGCAAGGCTTTTGTATTGTGGAAAGGTGCTGGTGTAGTTGTTGGTATTATGAGAAGTGCAATAACAGCATTAGAGATTAATATGCGTGCATTAAATATAGCTACAATAAGAAGTGCTGGGGCAATGACTACATTAGAACTTGCAACATCTAAAGCAACTACGGCAACGCTTATGTTTGGAAGGTCATTATGGCAACTCACTAAAGCAAACGCATGGTTAATAGGTATAGTGGCACTTTATGAAGCTTGGAATTATGCTTCTTCAAAATTAGCTACATCGCAAGAGCAAATCAACAAAGGACTAGCTATAGAGGTAGAAACCGCAAAGCAACTAGCACCAATTGAGAGAGAAAAAATGGCTTTGGATTTGCAAAAAGCTGTTTTTCAACAAGGTATTTTAGTTGTAGGTTTAAAAAACGAACTCTCGCTAGGAAAAAGCAAGCGTGACCTTAGTAAAGAAGAAATTATTGTGCTAGAAGCCAGAATAGCACAAGAACAACGAACACAAGACACATTACAAAATAATTTAAATATATTAGGGGATATAAAAAACGGCACATATGCCTCTGCACAAGCGGCTTACACATTAGGAGATGCCTTTGACTCTGCTAAAATGGGAGCGATAGGGATTGTAAGTGAACTAGACCAGTTAAATGTATCACTAGAAAAAAATATCATACAAGCACAAGTGTTAGCAGGCAAAATTTCAGAAGCACAGGGAGTTAAGCTGACCTTAGCACAAGATACAGGCTTATTCCAAAAACAACTTGTAGAAATTGGTACTGCAAAGCAAAAAGCATACGACCAACTACAACAAAATAGAGATAAAAAAACAGGCAAATATGACGAAGCAACATTAGCCCAATATAAAGCCTTTAATGAGAGCATGGATATACAATTAAAAAAAGCTGTTGATGCTCAACAAAAAACAATACTATCTGCCACACAACGAGAACAAAGTATTGCAAAGAAAGCTAGTAGTGCTAGCACAAGAGCAGGTGGTAGGGCTA